CCATTTCGCCCTGCTGCTCTAGCCCTGCTTGTCTGTAGTGATTGAGCAGGCTCTTGACACGATCCAACTGTTCGATATCACGTGTGCGTATGGCCGCAGTGATCACAGTGACCCAAGCTGCGACCTGTGCGCTGACATCCTGATCCGATCCTGACTCAGCTCGTGGTTGCCGTATCCACTGATCTTTAACTAGGCTGTAGCTGCTGCCCTTGACTGGTCGATCTAGATCTTCTACGTAGCATTCTACGGGTATGCCCCGTATGGTTATCGTATGATTTTCTTTCCACAGTTTTCGCTTGGTGTCAAACAGTTCGTCCACAGGCTGATCACACTCAACATCGCTGTAGTCGACTATGAGGTGAAGGTCCAAATCGCTGAGATCTGTGTAGGTATAACCTGCTTGGCTACCCGTTACTATGACATCCTGGACCTGTGCGGGCACCTTTAAGAACTGGTAAAAACGTCCCGCCAAGGTCAGCAATTTGTCGCGTACCAAGGGATCGATCTGATCAGTAGAGGCCCATATATTGGGATTAAGTTCTTGATGTACTTGGATGGTGCCTAAAGTTTTCATATTAGTGTATTTATTGAGTAAATATCGTTATGGAATATACAGATGAACTTACCGGTAGGTTGTTGGTATCACTACCCCACACAGCACACCACCAATTGGCCCGCAGCGTCATGCTGGTCACTGCCAATTGGCCCACGGGCAGTTCTAGTATGATGCTGAACAAACCCCTGACCAACGGCTATAATGTCAGCTCGGTCATGCGTAACGCAGGCTTAGAATATCGCAGCCTTAATCCCGTGTTTCTCGGTGGGCCGCATGAGCAGAATCGTATACAGATAGTACACACACTGGATTGGCAGTGCAATGGCACTAAAACACTCAGCAGGAATCTAGGGGTTACGGGCGAACTCAGCGTATTGGCCGCAATCTCCCACGGCGAGGGTCCTAGACTATGGCGCTGTATTACAGGACAGAGATTGACAGGCCCCGATGAATTGGAAAATGAGATCAAGGGTGCTCCGCCATTGACACCCGATCACGGATGGCTGATACTAGATGCTACCATAGACAATGTGTTTAATACCACTGGAGATGAGCAGTGGTTCAACTCTATCGACGAAAGCAGCAAGCTGCAGGTAGCCTCTTGGTTTTAATCTTTCTCTGCGTTTAGTGTAGCTAACATGGCGCGGATCTTGCTGCCGCCCACTTCACTGCGTATTTTGGGTGCTGGACTGCCCGCTGTGGGATCTGAATGTATCTCACCTGTTTCACTGTCAACAGTTTCTGATACTGTACTGGTTTTCTTGAGTCCTGCGTAGATACTGCTGGTTCCGCCCGAGGGCCTGTTGGGTTGGTAACCACCTTGTTCATCTTCATTTAGATCAGTGATTCTCAGTGTTTCTACGTTGAATTCTAGATCGACTTTTTGTCCAACTCCACTGCTCGAACGTGTCTTCATAAACTGTATTTGATAGCGTCCCCGCTCTTTCATAGCACGACTGGTAAAGATGCCTATGACATTGTCCGCTGTCATGATCTTACTGAGTCCACCTGAAATATGGCTGTGATCGAACTCGATTTCTTCAACTGCGCTACGATTCAACTGGCTAGCTGTGACCGTGATACATTGCGTCTCCATGGCCAGGTTACGGATCTCTTCTGACACATATTTGTCTTTAACGAACAGATCGCTAGGACTTACCTTCACTGATAAAGGCATCATTAAATCCAGGTAATCTATTAAAATTACGTCGGGTTTTACGCCTTTTTTGACCTGATATTCCTTTAAATAGGCTCGAATATCGTTACAATTTTTACCACTGGGCATATACTTGATTTGTATGCTTCCTGACTTTCTACCCACCATTTTAACCTTCAATTCCACATCATCGATGCTTTTGAAGATCTCACGTGTACCGATGCCTGTCATCATAGAATCCAGTCGCATGGCCACCAAACCCTCGGCCAATTCAAACGTTAGGTACAAGACATTGAGTCCAGCTAGTGCCCAGTTTACGCCCATGTTGGCAAGGAATAAACTCTTACCACCACCTGACCCAGCACAGAAAATGTTCAGCTCACCTCGGTTAAATCCACCATACAATTTACGGTCGATCGACGGCCACCCAGTGGAGATTTGACCATTTCCGTCCTTGAGTTTGGTAAGCCTCGCTCTCGGGTCTTCAAAGTAATCTGTACCCATGTCCCTGTTTAAACTGATCTGGATAGCGTCCTTGATCAGCTTTTCGACTGGATTGTACTCGCCCTTTTCCAACAGATCAGCACTTTCTAAAATCGCCCGTTCCAGTGCCTTGTGACGGCTAAAATTCTCAAATTCTGTCATCAACCATTCATAGTTTTCTTTGGGCAATGCCACTGACTCTAGCTGTTGACTACAGCTGGCATTGACGATGGATACGTCGGGTATAGCACGATATTGATCTACATAGCCGGTGATAAATTTGGCAGTTTCTCTAATGCGTTGGTCGAAATTTTCAGGATCAAATATGTTTTGACACCTGCTGAATGTTTCAGCATCGCTTAAAAACATTTCCAGATATAGTTTTTGAATATCGTAATTATAATTTGGTTTATCCATTCTCTAGTTTCTTTCTTAGTAATTGTATTTTTATCTGATTAGTTTCTTTGTAGTGTAGTATCGTGGTTAGAGTGTAAAGACGTCCGTATTTTTTTACTGCATCTGCTACGTCTTTTATGCCATCGCCCCACGGAGGCATGCTGACACTCCATCCATTATCCAATGCTGCTGTTATCATTTTAGCGCCAGCACGATCCCTATCAGGAACCACTATGACTTCACGAGCTAGGCTGTTTAATCGCATGACCTGTACTTCGTTGGGTTCATTGTGTGCTATGGCACAACCGTCTACCGCTATGGCATCAAACTGGCCTTCTGTGACTATGACATACTTTCTATTATAGGGCTGCGCCGATAGACTGAACACATAGCCCGGTTGGCTATGTGCTAGATATTTTGGCTTGCCATCAGTTATCTTGCGTCCTGTAAAGCCCACCACCTTACCGTCATGATAGAAAGGTATTATCACGCGATCTCTGTAGCCTGCTTCGCTAGACCACATCCAATCGTACCAATCTAGGCCCATGTGCCTACTCAGCACATATTCTACCACTTTGATAAAATCTTCATCGGGTTCGGTGACTTGGGTAAATTTGCGACAGTTGGCAGGTAACTCTACCTCTTTGAGCGTGAAGTCTAATTCTTTCTTAACTTTAGGTATATCCTGCTGTTCTTTTAGCGCAGCCAGTCCTAGTTTTTGTAATTCAGTTTCTGGCATGCCCATCCAACTGAACAAGGATTTAGTATTGCCGCTCAATAATTTGCCCGGACTCCAACCTGCTTTGAATCCACAATTAAAGCAGTGATAGGTAAATGCGTCACCGGTCATCATCATACCGCCGCGTCTGCGGTCATCTCTATCGTGACCTCTATTATGGCAGCAGGGTGCGTTGAAGCTTATCCAACCACTAGGGGTCGGCTTTCTATTAGGTGGTAGAAGTGCTTGGGCCGCAGCCTGTATGAGACTCATACATATATTTTAACTTCTATAGAGGGCTTTGTCAACGGTACCGCGATATGCGATCTCCGTTTTATCATTGAGACCAGTTACTGGATTTTTACTTGGAGTATATATAATTCGAATGAAGCTAAAAACTCCATTAAAATTAGCATAATCAATTCCCGTAAATCCTGTGTAGGTCAAAGTTTTAATTGTAGAATAATCAGCGAATTGGCCGGGACTATTGCTTAGTGTGCCTTGTATCTTTATCGTACCTTTGAATTTGGTCATATAGATAGCGATAGTATGTAGAGCTGTATTTCCGTTAAATTCTGGATGTGCTGGGACATTCCCAGTATAATAATCATATTGTAGCGCGGCTAGATCAAAATTGTATTGTTGTCTAAAACTGACTATTTCTTGACTAGGAGTTAGAACAGGAAAGCTGTCCTGACGGATTTCTATTTGCCCACTGACACCGTAGTAGGTGTTGGAGTATGTGGGTTGGTACCCACCGTCGGTGTCTATCTGAGCCACTGAAAATTTATAAAGCCCTATGTCTAGATCTAAAGTATCACTTTCGGAAAGTTCTAGGAGAGCTAGTCCTTTGGTGCTGGTTGTGCCTATGTCTACAATACTAAGATCTTTTCTCACTAACTGTTTTTGTGTTAAACCATCAAACATGGAAAAAACAAACGAACTGGTCGAAACATTCAGGAGCTTCTGATCGCTATTCTTAAATTGTATTTGAATACGATTTTTAAGTCCCTTTTGTACTTGTAAATTTCTCTGATACATAATGTTATGAATCCTATTGTTTTGATCCAGATCCAATATAACTTCAAACAAATTGGCGTATAAATAGATTGGGCATTTTAGCATAATTAGTATTTATTTTAGATAATGACAACGACAACCAACTTTCAAGAAAATTTTCCTTTTATTACCTGTATCAAATCAAATGATTTAGAATATGTCGGCGTCGTTATTAATTTCGACGAGTATGTGGCTAGTATTTACGATTTTGGCTCAATTAAGACAGATCAAGAGAAGCAAGAATTTTTAAATCTGGGCGAAACGTGGTGGTGGGAAAGCAATCGCAAGATACCCATCAATATTTTTCTCAAACAAGAAATGGTATTATATAAGGCCTATATAAAAACGTTCAACAGCAAGGATATTGAAGTCGTATTTGGACCTGTTGTTAATCTAAGTGATATCGCTGAAAAACGTGTCAAACGCAAATCAATTCAATTAGTTAGATCAGTTAAGAAAACCCGTAACTGATATTTTCGCAGATCAAATTTAGCTGCATAACGATAACGTGGGCATAGCCCACACCGTGACTCTTTTTAAAACTATATCCCTCATCAGTTTTGTTCCACACTTCGTCCTGGATACTATCAAATCCCTCTTGATGGCATTTGGTAACCAAATGTTTTTTACCCGGTCGGATCAATGCTAGTACCGTGGCTAATTCTAAAATATTCTTAGGCTTTAACTGCTTCAACAAGTTATGATACCCGTTGATATGGAATAACTGGTCACATACATCTTTCTCGTACAATAGGTCCCAAAGAGGCTCAACGCTTAACAAATGATCAATTTGAGCCTCATTTCTTATATCACCGTACACACCGACATTAAGAAAATCTATCTTGAAATATCCACGCTGTTCTGCTTCTTTGTAATCGATATTAGCAGTACTGGTTAACGGATTGTACGGAATAGCGTGACAATATACTCCTGTATTGTGTTTTTTAAAAGTTCCATTTTCTTTAATAGCCGCTGGTACGTGCTCAATAACATCAAGAACTTTTGTCCTATCAGCAAAATCGATATCAATATCCGGCATTACATTTCTCCACTTTCTGCTAATTTTAAAATCAAACTATAATGTTCATATGCCTTTTTGACTGCTGGATATCTTTCTCTTAGATATTTCTCTTCTTGTTTTTGTTGTATTATATTTTGAAACAAATTGTAATGCCCGGTATTCTTTGCATTGTTAAAAACCTGTTGTTCAAAATCCGCTATACGTTCTAGTTCACTTTCGGCAATCTCTACAGTATATAATTGTTCAGTTTCGAATTGAATTACTTGTGTTGCTGTCATGATATTAAAATCTTCAGGAAACTGGAAAAATTTTGTATTCATACGAGTATGCCTGTGAGCACGTTTATTGGTGTCAATTATGTTAATACGATGTTCATGTATAAATTGTTTTATATTTTCTTGACTCATTCTATCCCCGCCTCTCTACATATATCTACGACCAGTGCTGCATCTGCGGGCAACTGTTTGAATTTCTTCAACCAATAAGGCAAATCAAATGCCGGTGCTATCAAATCTAATTGTTCATCACTGAACTTGTTCAACATGTCTTTTCCTGATTTAGAATTCAGTATAACCCAAGGTGATATCTTGCCATTCTTGATGTCATGTACAGCTCTATTCAAGTTTACATAGTTGAAATAATGATTGAACTGTGCCTGGCTGTGATCGGCCCAGTCCATCATATTTTGTATGGTACGTTGTACTGCCGATTCAACTGGTTCAGTCTTGATCATGTCATAAAGATAAGTTTCATACAGCTCATCACGACACCAATGATCTAACTTGACACCACTCTTGATCACGTAGTCAATAAACCTATCCGGATACAGCGGACTAACATTATTGACAAAACTACCAAACTTTACAAAGGCATTATAGTAACCGCTTTTACAAAATTCTTCATAAGTCTTTTGTTTTTTGGCGCCTTGTGTTAGTTGATAAAAACGATTGAATGCCATGAAGCCTGCTTGTACACGCTTCTCATCCTTCTGCATAGATCTACGTTTAGGCTCACACATGTGGGCAAACAGAGTTCTTTCTTTCATAAAACTCTTACCACAATGTACACAATTAAACGGTTGATCAGCTAGTTCTATCATCATGTCCTAACGTCGCCGGTGAATGATCCAACCGGTCAATACCGTCACCTCTGTAGAAAAAGGCATCAGGGTCATCAATTGTAATACTCAGATCACTATGATGTAAATCATAATCTACAAAATTATGATCGGCATCATAGACACGGAAGTAGTATATCCCGTCAAAACTACGTATCAGGCATCCCTTAACGCCGTCTGCTGACTTTGGTTTCATTGCTTGCTCAATTGTGATTCGTTAAAGATATGTAACATTCCAGACGGACTAACAAACTCAAACACATATCTTATATCTCCACGGGTAGTAATTGCTATACCAACGATAACGCCGTCTGCTTCGTATGTTCCGCCAACTTTTCTAACTTGATCACCTACGCTATATAGTGGTGTTTGATTCTGTTCACTCATAATCTTTCCTTTGTTTTTTGTCAAATCCCATCTTGTCAAATAACTCTTCTCGATCACTTTTATCCATCATACCGGCCATTAGTTTGATATCGCCAAGCTTCATAGCGGGATATATCTCTGCCAATAGTTTCTCAATCTTATTGGCTTTTTCTTTCTTACCAGCGGCTAGATATGGATGATAGGCATTGGCTCCTGTTCCTACTCCAGCAAATAATTTCCAAAGCATAGCCTTGTGATTTTTGCTCAACACCCAGTGATGTTTATTGACCATTTCGTTAGTCATTTCGAGATACCATTCTTGTGTATCTCTGTCGCCCTGTACACTAGCGGTATACCGCATCAATATGTAGGGACTAAATGCTTTCTTTTCGTCGTCGGTGAGATTACTGTAGAAATCGTAGTTCTTTTGATCTACAGCGTTGAGCTCTCGTTTGATATCAAGTTTTGCGGTTGCCATATTGATCGTCGTATTCTTTACTGAGTTTGTATACTATTATACATTGTTCTAATAGTCTTTGTAAAGTGATATTTGTTTCAGCCGCTCGTCGGATGTCTGCCCAAATCTGAGAATTTTTTATGCTAGAGCGTAGATCGTCTGTTCCGGTCAGCATTTCCCAACCTATAATCTTTCGTGTGCTAGGATCAGCACCGGCTTCCCTAGAATAAATCACTCCGTCAGCTCTTTCGTATATGTATGTTGCGCCTTCTTTTAATGTTCCCATTACCAACACCTCGTGTAATCAACTAGTTCACATTGTCTACTAACTTCTTTGACAAAATAAGCACACAACGGTTTTTCTCCTGCGTGTAGGGGCGTACACAATAGCTGCCCGGGCCGCATCTTTGGAAAATACCATTTAACATCTTGGTAGACATTGATAATATCAATCTCATGAAATTCTGGTCTAAAACTACTCAAAGGATTAAAACAAAATGTTTTGAATCCCCTATCGTTAAGACTAGTAATAGGCAGCACTTCCATGTCCGGCCCTTCTGGGTCACCTACGATAGTACACCAATCTAATGGCATAGTTAGTTCATGTGGACCAATTTTTAAAACTACAGCAGGGCCTGTAAAACTCTCTAAAAATATCAAAGGGATAAAGAAATAATCAGGATCCTTATTGTCACTGTTATCTAATACAGCAAATCTCATATCCTCCTCTATTTCTTCCGGAAGCTCATTCAAATAGAATGTCTCGTTATCTAGTGTTAAAATCTGCATTATTGATATTTTACCTTTTCGATTGTAAAGGGGTAATTAGCCTCTTTATAAAATTTCTTTCTTTCTGTTAGATGTTTCTTAGCATACTTTGTACTAGCTGTTAAATCCCAGATCTGGACGAAGTCCTTGTCGTCCGCTTTCCTAATACCTCGTCCAATTGATTGTATAACTCTTGTAAAGCTCTTTCCGGATTCCAACATAACCAAATTAAAAATACGAGGGATATTAATACCCACAGCGGCCACACCGTAAGTCGCCACAATGATCTTGTTAGTACTCGTTTTAATTTCATCATATTCTTCTTTACGATCTTTTGTCTTTACTTCACCTGATATGAATACAGAATCTTCTATGCTACTAGTTATTATACGTCCTGATTCTATTCTGTCAACCAATACTAGTGTATTTCCACTATCGGATATGCCTTTTATTAGTTTACTAATCCATTCCATCCTAGCAGTGTCTGTTACTAGATATTTTAATTCTTCAGGGTAACTGCCAAACTCTTTCCATTCAGAAGTTTGTATCACGTTAACATGACACTCACTAAGCACACCTTTTTCCTGTAATTCAGATGCGCTGACTCGATGTATAACATCACCTAATCCAACGCGAATATTCTGAAAATCTATGTCATCTTTAGGAACAGTACCTGTAAGTCCCCAGCGTATAGGAGTATTGGCTAGATTGTTTGTAAGGAGTTTTTTTAATACTTCTGCCTTGGCCATATGAACTTCGTCGACCATGACTGTCTTAACTCCTGCCAATAATTCTGCTAGAGTTAGTACTTCTCCTTCCTCGAAATCTTTGGATTTTTTGTCTAAAATATTTAAACTTTGCCAGGTACAGATCGTGTGTGTTTTGTCGAGATTTTTCCTGTCGCCATAGTACACACCAACGTCGAGTTGGCAGTTGAGAAAGTCCTCCTCGGTCTGTTCGACAAGACTTTTATTAGGAACGATGGTCACAGTACGACCATATTTTTCACAAATTTTCGCCAAAGTTGCTGTGATAATAGTCTTGCCAAATCCCGTGGCAATTTCTTGTATACACTGGGGATTCTCAAGGAATTTATTGACAACTTCTACCTGGTCATCACGAAGTCTAATTTTCTCTCCGGCAAATCTATGTCCTTCTGGCCAGGTTTGATCACTCCAAAAATCTTCGGAAATTTTGGTGAAATTTAATGGTTCAGAATCACGTAGGTCATCCAATAATGGATCATATCCCTGTCGTAATAACTCTTCTATTACCTCAGGAAGTATACTCATATATGTGGTTCCGCCGAGGCCAAAGAAGCTGGTACATCCATCCCACCTACCTAGCTTGTATGCCGGAAGATACCTGGCTTTTTGGTCAAAATATTTGAATTTTTTAACCAAGGATTTGCGTGTGTCGAGATCTAGATTTTCTATCTTGACATTGACTTCGTCCTTGATAACGATCCTACATGACTTCAAAATATGTATCTTTCTTTGAGTTTCTTAGTGGTGTAATTAATCACAAAATGGTGATTTTTTAGGAGATTTTTCAGGGTATAGTGAACTGTTGTACTACCAAGATTAACTATAGCATCTATAGTGGTAGAAGTCTTTAACAACGGTTTAGGAACTTTGGTACTGATGAAAAATATCTTAATTTTCTCATCAATAGGATTATTCAACTTATTATCTTTCACATAGTCATTACAAATTTTTCCACTATTTCCGTCTAATCTAAAGAGAACTGCTATCTGATCATTTGTTATACCTAACCTTTGCAGAAATCGATGGGACATAGTTAACATATTGTATTCATCTCCGCCGGGAATAACAAATACTGTATTTCCTATGTAATCAATGGTATCGGATAATTCATCAATTTTGACAATTTCGGGGTCTATGACTATATCTCCATCAATCTTTTTAGATAATAGCTTTTTTGTATAAGAGTTTATAGTAACATCATTCAATGCCTGGTCAATATTTTCATCCCAGGTGCTGATACCATATTTTCTAGCATAAAATAAAACTTCTAATAGATCAGAACTTTGTGGCTGAGGTATATTTTTGTGTGCATTGGAGAATTTGAAATTTTTTCCATCAAAAATCACCATAGGAACATAATCCTCCATATGATTTTTTACGTTTTCTATTTCTTTAGAAAATTTCACCAACTCGGTATCAAATACAAACCCTTCAGATGCTAATTTTAAATTTAACCAATCTATGTGTTCTTCTCGAAGATGAAAATCCCAGGTACGCGACTGTGTATTCCAAAGAATATCCTCGGAATTTGCCTGTCGAGAAACATTTGGTCGCTTTGTACTAGCTTCTCTCTTATAATTCTTGATATCATTCACTAATTTTTCATCATAGGGAAAACTAACACGAATCAATGATCGTTTATTTTCTTGATCTTTAAATAATTTTACCGTTTTCGAATGATTGATCGATCTAGGGGGTGATCTAAACTGGGGATTTTCTAAAAAAAGCTCAACTGTCTTAGCTAACAAATTTGATATTTCTTGAGAATGTTTTTTAAGTATCCTTATCGCAAGAGCCTGCTGTTTTTCAGTTAGTCCGAGCCCAGACGACAGTTGAGAATCAAAACTTGACAGTAGCGTATCATCATACGCACCAAGAAAGGTTGCTCTAGCGTTTCCTAGGCTACCGATTCCCACTAAATTATCGATAATGTCTTCAATATACATGATTTTAAATTAGAGAACGATATCTTCCATACCAGCAGTTCGAAGTTTGATAATGTTACTCAATTGCCATTGCTTGATATCCAGAGACTTGATTATTCCTAACCATTGATTTCGCAAGAGGGCAAATTCGTTGATGATTTTTTCCATATCCACAACATCGGGTTCGCCTTCGGCAAACTTTTCGCAGTCTCTACTGCTTAACGCACGTTGATAGTTTTCAAGATACTTCCTAAACACCTTTGAACGTGTACGTCTAAGCTCAATATTGAGATATTCTAATATAGCTTCGATTTCTTGAAGCTGATTGAATCGTTGCTCAACTATACCGGGCAGAATAGAAGAAGCTTTTTCTATGTTTCCATAGATTTTAATTTCTTTTTTAGCTTCTTCTAATTCTTGGTAGAACCAGTCGATACACGCAGGCAGATGTGATATGTCTTGACTAACTTTGGCATACCATCGTGCCATCGTTATTCCTCATCTTCGTCGTAGTACTCGTCTTCGCCTTCATCGTAGTCGCCTTCATCTAACGCCGTTTTAATTGCATCATCAAGATGAGTATCGTAACCTGACAATCCTTCTATAATTGAAGTATCAACATCTTTGCCTAACAGGAAATCGATGTATTGTGTTGCTGCCATTTCCTTGTTTTTTTCCGGAATATATTCTTTGAATGTATCCCATATTTCCATAATTAATGACTCTTCCATTTTATTCTTCCTCTGTTTCTTCTATAGTTATTGGCATAGCAATTTCTTCCCACTCTGCCATAATTGTAGTTAGCCCTTCTTTGTCATTACCGTTCCACGCTTTGCGGAATTGCTTGATGATCTCGCCATCCTTAGTTGTATAAACAAGACTGTTGCCTTCCTTCTTCAACTTGCCTTTGGCTTCAAACAAATCAACTAAACCACTAAATGGACTCATACCTGTTGAGTATGGAATCTCAACTTGTACTGATTCAAAAGGTTTAGAATAGCGTGTTTTCATGATCTTACAGGCTGAACGAATACCATTTACGGTGGTAGTTTTGTTACCATCTTCGTCAGTTTTCAGTTTCAATTTACGCATAGCAACTACAATACTACTCGCGTAGATGAAACCCTGACCGCCTGAAATCTTATCATCTGGATCAAACATGTCCTGACTTGCGTA